TGGTGCCGATCATACCATTAAGTTGAGTACTTTTACTTACGCTTTTAAGCGTGATGTGTTGTATTCCATGGATTGGTATGCTCCGGGTAAGAAACCTAAAACAGTGGCGGATCGAGTTGTTGACCTGGCAACGTCATATGACGTTATCTCGGAGACCGACTTTAGTCGCTTTGATGGTACGATCAGTCATTGGTTACGACAATATGTCGAGAAAGCTACTTACCTCGCCTGGGTTGGTGAGGATTGGCGGTCTGAATTAGAAACCCTCCTCATGGCGGAAATTAATCCGCGCGCGTGTACCAGTCACGGTTTACCCTATCAACCACGTAGTTCACGGCTATCTGGTTCACCTCTAACAACTGATGGTAATACCATCATCAATGCCTTCGTGAGTTATGCCGCGGCTCGGGAGGCCGGCGTTAGTACTGAGTATGCTTTTGCATTGCTCGGCATCTACGCCGGCGACGATGGTTTGTCACCTGTTAAACCCGAGTATCTGGAGAAGGCAGCTGGGTTTCTAGGCCTTAAATTGAAATGTCAGCGCCGAGTTGATGGAAATATGACATTTCTCGGTCGCGTATTTTATAATGCGTCTGGAGGCGACAATGGGAGCATTCAAGACCCGATGCGTACGTGGCGTAAACTTCATTATTCGTTTGCGCCTCGACACGTGTCGAATGCTCAAGCGCTCGCCAACCGAGCAGTCGGTTATCTTGCCCTTGACCCAAATGCGCCAGTCGTTAGTGATTGGTGTCGGAAGGTTTTGAAGTTGTCGTGGGTCGAGGGGGTTATGACTGAAGTAGACGCTCCGCATTATGCCTGGAATGCCCATTTGGATCCAGATTATGGATCGTGGCCACAATTGACTCACGAGAATGGAGTCGCAGCTATTGCCTGGAGGAATGATATGCAAGTATCTGAGGTGTTTGACCTTATTCGTAAGATCAATAAGGCGGAAAAGATCAGTCAGCTTCAGGGTTTGTGGGAGAACCCTCCAGCTGACGATGCATCCAATCAGGTGGTAGTTGAGGGGTTAGTTAGAGGTGTGTCCGATAGTAACGCCACTATTAATACGGCTGTCGTCACGAGGAAGAATCCGCGTTTTCAACGACCGCGGCGGGCGCCTCGTGCACCTTCAGTTCCTAGCGGCACCCCGTTGATTATTCGACGTGGTGGACGACGC